ATTAAACAATGCGTTGAAGATTGCTACAGAAGCTAATGATCAAGATTTGATAGATACTCTTTCTTCAAAGATTGAAGATTTGAGAAAAGAACAAGCACCAGTAATTGATGCAGCTCCAGAAACAACTGAAGAAGCTTCAAAAGAAGATGCAAAAGGATCTGAGGAAGTTTTGGATTCAAAAGAAGAACAGGTTGATACTGTTGATTCTTCTGACGCTACTACTTCCGAAGAAATTGAGAAAACTGAAGAGTCAGAAACAGACCTCACTGGCACAGTAAAAGCCGATGAGCAGGCCTCTGAGCAAGATGTTGATGACGCAACTAAAAAGCTTCAGTCTCTCGAAGAAGAAAATCAAAAACTCAAGAATGCATTGCATAGAACTCTTGTTGAAAGAGTTGTAGACGCAAAGATTGCAAACGGACTAGAGTCATATGAAGCAAGAGAAGAATTAATAGCTGATCACTCAAAGAGAACAGCATCTTCTTTAGCCGATTCACTTAGAGATCTTGCAACCATGCCTGTCACAAAGACAAAGCGTGTTAATATGCCAGAAATCAATTCTGAAATTGCTGTTGAAAATGAACAAAATGTTATATTTTCAGATAAGCAAGAAGAAGAAGTTGTGGAAACAAAAGTCAATGCCGTTGAACAACTTTTCGTAGATGCCTTCATGGGTCGTCGTAAACTTTAATAACAACTTTAAGGAGAAATAATGTCTTTAGCTAAATTTCGTAAAGTTGGCACCAAAACAGGTGCTGGTCGTTTTGTAGTTTCGCCTGGTATTGCACCAGCAGCCTACATTCTTCCATCAGTTGGATTGCCAACATGGTATTTGGATTCAGAAGATGATCGTTTTGAAATTGTAATTCCAAAGGGAACAATCCTTTCGGTAGTTGCAGATGCAAACGGTGATGCAAGAATGGTTCCTGCAAACGGAACAAGTTCGAGCGTAACTTGGGGTGACGCGATGCCAGCATCGTGGGATCCTTTGGATGGTGCAACACCATCATACAGCTCGGGTGCAACTGATACAGTATCTGTTGGAGCATATTCTGTTCCAATCGGCTGTGCTCAGTACGACCTCTATCGTCCATTTGATAAGGGCACTTCACAGGGTGCAGGATTTATTACTCATGGATACGTTGAGTACCCAATGGTAACCGCCATCAATGATGACGTAACTGTTGGTTCATTAATTAAGGCAGACCATATGGGTCGTCCAGTAGCAATTGCTTCAACAACAGGAGCTGCAGGCGCTTACCCATGGACAGTAGTAGGTAAAGTTATTGAGGTTGAGAAGTTTGCTACAAACTTTGATGACGGCCTCCTTTCCTACATGCAGTTGCCATCAGATCCAGGTGCCCTGAAGACCGTATACGAGCTTACTCGCTCGGGTACATACTCAGGTAAGTTGGGTATACGTTCTAATCTGGACGTCAATAATGTGGTTGGTGCATTCCGCGTCAATCTAACACTTTAGAAAATAAACAGGAGGAATATTCCTAAGATGAGTAAGACAATCCAAGAGCTCCTCTCGGGTCTCCCAGCTTGGGAGAATGCATTAACCGAGGACGGACACATAGATGAAAACAATAGAGTAACCATTAAGGAAGCATTCGCATCACCAGATGCAGCAATACTTTTCCCAAAGGTTATTTCGCGTACCCTAAAAGAGGCAGCAGAGCCACAACTTCTTGTGACTCCACTTCTCTCGACAGTACGTTTGGGTAAGGGTCGTTCACTTGAGTTCCCAGCGGTCAATGCTATTCAAGCAGCAGAGATTCCTGAGGGTCAAGAGTACCCAGAACAAGCACTCGCCTTTGCAAAGCAGATTGAAGGTAAGGTATCGAAGAAGGGTGTTAAGCTCTCCTTCACAGAAGAAGTCATCTCTGACTCACTCTGGGATATCGTAGGTCTTCATGTACGCGCTGCAGGTAGAGCGATGGCTCGTTTGAAGGAGCAAATTGCACTTCAGCGTTTTAAAGATGCCGCAACAATTGTGTTTGATAATGATAGCGGTAGCTATGATGACACAACCGGTCGTGGTATCGATGGAGCTGCAAACAAAACTCTTCATTGGGATGATGTTGTAGACATGGCTGCAGTCTTGATGGCTGAAAATCATGTTCCAACAGACTTTATCCTCCACCCACTTATGTGGTCAGTGTTCCTTAAGGATGCAATCTTCCACACTGGCGGTTCGGCAGCAGCTGTTAATACAAGCTGGGGCTACCGTCCAGATTCACCAACAGGCGCATTAAACAACACCGCTCCTTTGGGTTTGAATGTGATTGTATCACCATTCGTAAGCTTCACGGCAAAGACAGGCTCAACACCTTCATTAGCTGCTAAGTCGGACATTTTCTTGATCGACCGCAACGAAGTTGGTTCCATGCTTGTCAAGGATGACATGACTACAGATCAGTTTGCTGATCCAAGTCGTGACATTCGTCAGATGAAGATGAAAGAGCGTTATGACATCGTAATGCTCGGAGACGGTGAAGGAATTACAGTAGCCAAGAACGTTAAACTTACCCGTAACTACGAAGTTCAAGTTACAAATCAAGTTACGCTCTGATAAAACCCTTAGGGTCAGTTATAGTTACACAACCCTAGAAGATGGGGGGTGCGAGAGAAATCTCCACCCCCTATTTTCATATTTACAAACATAGTGCTTACTATTATGGTTAGTTTACCTTTTGGAGAATTAAGTGGCCTTATATCTTGTAGATCAAGCTTCAGTAGGATGTTATTCTGTATCTATTAAATTTGGTAGAACAGTAAAAATAACTTCACTAAAAAATGAAAACTTTGGACTAGTTATAGCCGGAGCAACGCCAACTCAGGTATCAGCTCCATTTGAGCTAATTAGTACAATAAAAGATTATAATCAAATTTCAAGAGTTTTGACTCTCTATTGGAGAACAACAGAACTGGTTGAAAATACAGATTACTGTATAATAGTAGAAAATTTAGTAGATGCTTCTGGGAATATAGTTGCCACAGAAGAAATAGAATTTACATGGTCTGGTTGTGGAGCAACTCCAAATACAACAGAGATTACAGATCCAGCTTTAACTCCTGTTTTAATTCAAGATAAATCGATTAAAACAGATATAGATGTAAGCTATCAAATACTTGCAAAAAATCCTTTATTCTATGTAGTCGAAACAGACCCTGCTGATGGTGAGTTCTATCTTTATAATGATTATAATAATGGAAGAGTTGTTATAACATTTAGTGATAGACCAGCTTCAAACTTTTTAAGTAATAAATATTTTACTTGCCAAAGAAAACTTGTACAGAGAGCCCCATCTAGATGGGAAACAGTTACGGCTCAAATAAGTATGCATTCATGGAAACCTGAAGTATATGTCGATTTCCCATCACTAAACGATGCCACTCCTTCATATTTTACTGAAGGTAAAAATTATTTTGAAAAAGGTTATAAATATAGAATTAAAATATCAAAAGATATAGGTATTTAATTATGGCTAATTTTATTTATAAAAAAGCTAAACAGGCTTTATTAAATGGAGATATAGCAGTTGATACTAATGATCTTAAAATATTATTTATAAATACATCAACATACACAGCAAATCAAAATACTGATGAATTTGTTTCCGATATAGCATCTTCCGCAATTAAAGGAAGGTCTAACGCTTTAGCTAATAAAACTACCACCAATGGAGTTTTAGATGCTAATGATCTTGAGGTTCCAGCATATACAGGTGCGGCATTCAATGCAATTGTGTTGTACCAGGTTGGGGCATCAGATTCAAATTCAAGATTAATATTTTTTATAGATACTTCAGAAGGATTGCCATTTGAAGGCAGCAATGCTGCATTAGGCATTACTATAAACTGGAGTAACGATAGTAATAAGATTCTATCAATTTAGGGGAAGAAATGGCAATTCAATATCCAGCAGCGTTAGATAATTTTGTTAACCCTAATGCTACTGATACTCTTAATTCTGTCACGGTACCGCACCATCAACAGCACACAGATTTAAATGATGCAGTTGAAGCTATCCAAACCGTCATGGGAATAAACCCGGCCGCATCGTATTTGACAGTAAAAGACAGAATGATAGCCATAGAATCAAATGTTTCTATACAATCAGTATTAAATGGTTTAACAGATGTTACTATAAATTCAGTTGGAACAGGTGATGTCTTGCAGTTTAATGGCTCTGTATGGGTCAATGCCACTAAGCAAAATTTAGTAGACGGAGGAAATTTCTAAAATGGCAAATACCTTAAGAATTAAAAGAAGGTCGTCTGCTGGCGCAGCTGGTGCACCGTCTAGTTTAGAGAACGCAGAGTTAGCATTTAACGAAGCAGACAATACCCTTTTCTATGGTAAGGGAACTGGTGGCATTGGCGGAACAGCAACGAGCATTGAAGCTATTGCTGGCCCAGGTGCGTACATTACCCTAGGTACGGCACAAACAATTACTGGCAATAAAACTTTTTCAGGCGTAGTAATAGTTCCTACTCCATCAGCTAATACTCATGCAGTAACAAAAGTTTATGTAGATGATTTAGTTTCAAATATTAACTCAAACATATCTAATGTAGCTACATCTTTTACTGTTGCTGGTGATTCTGGTTCAAGTCAGACAATAACTTCCGGTGTAGATACATTAACAATTTCTGGTGGAACTGGTCTGAGTTCAGTCGCAAGCACAACGGATACGATTACATTAAATCTTGATAATACAGCAGTTACAGCAGGCTCCTTCGGAAATGCAAGCACTGTTGCAACATTCACTGTTGATGCTCAAGGTCGCTTAACAGCGGCTGGAAACTCAGCAATTTCGGTAACTGCTTCGCAAATCAGCGATAGAGGAACAAATCTCGTTACTGGCTTGACTGGCACAGCAAATGAAATAACAGTATCTAACTCTGGAGTTGGAGCAGTTACGCTAGGCCTTCCATCTAACGTGACAATTGGCAATAATCTTGTTGTTACTGGAGACCTTACAGTCCAAGGTAATACAACAACTCTTAATACAGCAACTATAGTTGTTGAAGATAAGAATATCGTTCTTGCAAACGTTGCATCACCAACAGATACAACAGCAGATGGTTCTGGTATTACAATTCTTGGTGCAACAAATAAAACCTTTAACTGGGTTGACGCAACAGACGCATGGACATCCTCTGAACATCTTAATCTTTTATCTGGAAAAGAATTTAAGATTGGTGGCAACTCAGTATTAACCAATACAACTCTTGGTTCAACTGTTTTGAATTCAAGCTTAACATCGGTAGGTAACATTGCAACAGGAACTTGGAGTGCAACAGCAATAGGTGTTGCTTATGGCGGTACAGGAGCAACTAATGCTTCAAATGCAAGAGTTAATCTTGGTTTAGGAACTATATCAGTACAGAACGCTAATAGCGTTAGCATAACTGGTGGCACCATTGACGGAATAACATTTGATGGTGGAACCTTCTAAATAATAAAAGACAGCGAAGGTTTTAAATGACAACTCCAAATATTGTACAGGGTCAGATAGCGGTAGATCCAATTAATGGAATACTGTTCTATCGAAACGATGCAAATACTTTAATTAATACAACTCTTCATTGGTCTCAGTATAATAGCACTACAACATCAAGTGAAGATGATATTGTATTACAAGCTAATCTAACCGTAGATGGCAACTTAATTATTAATGGTTCTCAAACATCTGTCGAATCAACTACAGTTTATGTAAAAGATCCAATATTTACACTTGGTGGAAATGCCGCTCCTACATCTGATGATAATAAGGATAGAGGAATAGAATTTAGGTGGCATAACGGAAGTGCAGCTAAGTTAGGCTTTTTTGGATTTGATGATTCAATTGGAAAATTTACTTTTATACCCGATGCAACAAATACTGGCGAAGTATATTCTGGCACGACTGGTGAATTAGTAGCAAAAGTTGATTGGTCAAATATAATCAACAAAGATACATTTGTTAATTCATTAACTGGAACAGCAAATGAGATAGATGTAACTTCAAGTACGGGGAACGTTACAATAAGTCTTCCAGCAACGATTAATGCAAATACAACCGGAACTGCAGCAGCATTAACAAATGCAAGAACAATAGAATTATCTGGAGATGTAACTGGATCGGTTTCTTTCAACGGCTCTGCAAATGTTAACATTGCAACAACAATTGCAGCTAATTCTGTAGCACTAGGAACAGACACAACTGGCAATTATATGTCAAACGTCACCGCTGGAAATCTTATTAGTATTTCCCATACTCCTGGCGAAGGCTCAAATGCAACAATTTCTGTGTCAAGTGGAACATCTGGGCAAATCATAGTTGCTAACGCCACTGGTGTTCCAACTTGGGTTTCTGAATCAGGCGATGTAACAGTATCTGATACTGGAGTAACATAGATAACTACCAACGTGATCGTCAATGCTGATATCAGCACGCAAGCCGCAATAGCGCATAGCAAACTGGCTAACGCAACAGCTGGTCAAGTATTATTGGGCACAACAACTACTGGAGTGGTTACTGCAACCACAATCTCTGGTGACATAACAATCAACGGTGCAGGTGTTGCTACAATTGCGGCTAACTCAGTTACTCTTGGCACAGATACTACTGGCGACTATGTTTCCTCACTAGTTGCTGGAACTGGAATTTCTTTATCTAATAATTCTGGCGAATCTTCGACTCCAACCATCTCAATAGGTCAACCAGTCGCTACAACAAATTCTGTAACCTTTGCAAATGTTACAGTAACATCAAATACTTCAACTAGTACTTTGTTTGTTGATAATATTGAAATAGATCCAACTGGAGCAACTGGCGATCAAGTTCTTAAATTTAACGGAACAAAATTTGTTCCAGGAATAGCTAGCACAGTTGCAGCTTTAAATGATTTAACAGACGTAGTAATAGACACTGCAGTAAATAATCAAGTATTGAAATATAATGGTTCTGCTTGGATCAATGCTGCCGCACCAGCAGGTGGTGGAGTAGGAATAACTTATTCTTCAGATATTGGAGATGGATCAAATAGTTCTTATACAATAACTCATAATTTAAATACCAGAGATATAACAGTAATAACAAGAAACACCGCCTCACCATATGAGGTTATAAACGCTAGATGGGAAGCAGCAACTGCTAACACTGCTATAATAGACTTTTCTTCTGCAATAAGCAATAACTCAGTAAGAGCTTCGATATTTGCTGCAGTTTCAGGAGAGGGATATGAACCAGTTCCTGGTCCAGCAATGGTGTCATTAAATGATGCTGGCGATGTCACGATAAGCAGTGCTACATCAGGAGAATTTCTTAAGTGGAACGGTACAGCATGGGTTAATGATGCTATTGATCTTGGTGCCGATACAACAGGTAACTATGTTCAATCATTAGTTGCTGGTACGGGTATTACCCTCACTAACGGAACTGCTTCTGAGGGTGGTACTCCTACTATTTCTGTTACTGCTAGCACTTATCAGCCATTAGACTCAGAATTAACAGCTCTTGCGGGCTTGACGAGTGCCGCGGATAAACTTCCATATTTTACTGGTTCAGGAACAGCTTCCGTAACAGATATAACTAGTGCCGCAAGAAGCATCCTTGATGATACAACAACAGGCAATATTCGTATAACACTCGGTGTTGGCACTTCTGATTCTCCAACATTTGCTGGCGCAACTATTGATGCTATTCAAGTCGGAGTAACAGCAGCAAATGAAATAGATACTGTTTCTGGAAATCTTACAATTGATTCTACTGGAGGTACAGTAACCATTGATGATAATTTAATAGTTACAGGAAATATAACTATCAATGGAAATACAACAACTATTAATACGGAAGTAATAACTGTTGAAGATAAAACTATTGAACTTGGATCCACCGTTTCACCAAGCAATACAACTGCTAATGGATCAGGAATAGTAATTCCAGATGGTGGATCAAACAAATCATTTACTTGGTCAAGCTCAAGTTTAGCTTGGTCTTCTTCTGAAGATTTAAATTTAGTTTCAGGAAAAGTATTAAAAATAAATGGAACACAAGTTCTTTCCGCAACAAACTATATAGGAGAAGCTGCAACTGTTGCGGCAAACTCTGTTACAGCATCTGTTTTACAGGAAGGTCCACCTAGAGCTGGTTTTAGGTCACAACTCAATGCTCAAACTGGAACTAGCTACACATTAGTATTGAGTGATTTAGCAAAATTAGTTACCATGGACAATGGTTCAACAATGACGTTAACCGTTCCAGCAAATGCAAACGTTTCTTTTCAAGTTGGAGATAGAATTGATATCTTAAGAAAAGGTGCCGGAGAACTAACATTAAACCCTGGTGGTGGAGTGTCTATAAATGGAGCCCCTGGACTAAAGTTGCGTGCACAATGGTCAGCTGCTACACTAGTTAAACTTGATACTGATACATGGGTGGCTTTAGGCGACCTTAAGGCTTAATTATGACTATCCCATTGGGAAACTCAGGTGGAATTAAAAAGACTCAAAAACCCGTAATAGCTTTACGGAACCACTCAGTCTAATGCCAATACGGCCATAACTAATGCCGGACTTGTTGTTGGTACGGTTAGCACACAGGCAACACAAGATACAGGTTATGCAGATAAAGTTATTATTGCCGTAGATGATGCTAGCGTTATTCCTTTAGGAACTGTAATTAATTACACTGTTGGCGCATTCTCTCCACCAACATTCTTTGGTCCACCAGCATTCTTTAGTCCTCCAGCATTCTTTGCTCCTCCAGCATTCTTCGTTCCTGGCTGCACAAGTTGTAGGGGTTCACTAAACTACACAGAAGTTGTAGCTTTTAATTGCGTAGATGGATGCAGGTATCAGACTACAAGGTATTATTGGAACACTCCACTTTGCAATCCAGATCCATGCTCCCCATGCACGTGCAATGCATATGACGATGTTACAGAACTCTCATGTTGCAGCTGCTTTGGTTGCTACCCAGCTGGTCCAGCATTCTTTGCTCCTCCAGCGTTCTTTGGTCCTCCAGCATTCTTTGCACCTCCAGCATTCTTTGCACCTCCTTCCTTTAAATAATTAATATTATAGGCATGAGTTTGAATACAATTTTTGTGATATAATAAAAAGTCAAAGATTTTAACAGGAGAAATAAATGCTACAAAATCCAGAAAATAAAGCAATCTTTGCAGTTATTGTTGATGGCGAAGTTGCTTTTAATTGGGGCGTTCCAAAAGAAATTGAAATGATGTACGCCGCACTTACATCTGATCCAAAAATCGTAGAAATTCCAGAAGAATTGATGGGATCAGTAAATCAAGGTTG